CACGATCTACAAAACCTGCTGACTTTGGTGATTCAATTGTATCTGCTTCTGGCATCTTTACTTCCTTATGTTGGGGCTAGCATTATTGCTAGGTCGCCTTATCGTTGTAGTAATTAGTTATTATTTTCTACGCTTCTTCATTAGGCCACCCTTATACTTACCGCCTGGGGCACCTTTTTCCTTAGCTATTTCCCTTACTTTTTCAGAATCGTAAGTAGCCACTGTTCTTGTAGAGCCATCTGAGTCTGTTATGTTTGTGGTCCCTGTTACGGCTGGTCCGAATGTATCCCAGTTGTCATCGTTTGACCCTGTGTAGATACCCGCAGCCTGAGCTTGAGCAGCGGAAGGTGCTTGTTGTTGCTGAGCTGCTTCTACAGCAAGTTTTTTAGAGGCAACAGTTTGTACCGCTGACTTACGAGTCTCAAGGGCTTCTAAAGCACGTTTGTAGGCTTTCTCATTATCCCCAAACATTTCAGGAGTTATCTTTACACCTTGCCCTGAGAAAGCAGCAAGCTGCTGTGCAAAGTCGTTATGGCCTGATAAGCCACCAAAGGAGTTAGCTCCTTGAACAAGGAAGTTTGCATTGCCTATTAATTTATCTGCTTGTTTGTTGAGTGCTTCGGCTTCATCTTTAAAACCTTTTGATTGGGCAACCAATGCAGCTGTTCTTATTTCAGCAATTGTCTGACCTTGTTTTATATTATTAAATGCACCAAAGATTGCACCTAGTGGAGGAGACACTACCCCTAAAGCAGCAATACCTTTATTTACAAAAGGGTCTACCTCACTACCTGTGCCGATTGCGAGAAGCTGTTCTTTGGACATTTCAAAATAGTTTGTGTCGGGTTCTTTAAATTCAAACTCTACTGGCTCTGGAGGAGCCATACCCCCCTCTCCACTAGTATTGTTGTCTGTACTTTTTAGTACACAAGTACCCGTAATTGGGTCAAAGTCCATGCCCATAGCAGCACAAGATTCAGCAACGGAGCTAGGTCCAGTTGAAGCTGCGGGCGGTGCTGTACCTACTACAGGGGCCACTGCAGGGACTGGTGGTAGAACAGAACCAGCTGGTTGCATATAAGAGCCACCAAGTGTAGTAGCCCATGAAGGAAGTCCTGGAGCAGAACTGGAGTATCCACCTTCCGCAAAAGAACTAGTAGCTTCTTGTGGAGGGTTAGCTTGGTCCATTTGCTGTGGTTGCATGTTAGGGTTAGTTCTGCTAACTTGGATACCACGCTTAGAAAGTTCTTGTAGTAGCTCTGGCTTCTGTTGGATAGCTGCCATTACTTGATTAATAACTGCATCAACTCTATTAGGGTCAGCATAAGAAGCAGTTGGAGCAGAGACTTGTCCACCCCCAGCATAACCTACAACTACACCACCAGCATTAAGTCTCTGGTTAATCACTTGGTCATTCTTAGCAGCAAAGACTAGCTTGTCCATGAGGCCACCATTGGCTACACCAGTAGATAGCATCTGTTCTAGCTGAGCTAGGTCTTCATCAGTAATTTCAGAGGGGTCACCAGCTTGAGCCATCTGTGGTTCAACAGGTTCACCACCTATTCTACCATTAGCTTCCATGTTTGACAAGCCCATTTTAGCTTCTGTTCGTAGATCTTCAAAGTATTTTACACCAAAGAAACGTACAACATCAGCTGGTACGACATACTCACCTTCGGACAGTTGTGCTGGAATATCGTCACGAACCTCTTCTGCCATTGATCCAGGGGGAATTTCATTACCTGATACTGGGTCACGAGTCATACCGTCGTCACCAAGGCCACCTCTTGCGAATAGGTTCATCTGTTTATCCATTTCGTTTACTACGCCTCCTTGGGCAAATTCTTGGGTAAAATCCTGCTTACCAGTAACGTACCCCCTAAGCCTATTTAAAAAGGGAACTTTATCTGGTTCTTTTCTTGGTTGGTTCTGATACACAAAAGGGTCTACTCCGTCTCTGCCTCGATACTGATAGTTAGTCTTTTCTCCTTGTAGCATCTCGGCCCTAGCCTCAACAGGGAATTTCCTAGCACCAACTTCTGCCATAGACTGCACTACACGGGATTCAATTTCTCCCCCTGCGCCAAAATAAAATTCCAGATCTGCTCCTAAGATTTCTTCATCTATTTCCAGCATCCGAATGGTAGTTTTTAAAATCTCTTTATTTAGCCTAGTTCTTTCTTTGGTAAAGTTAGATACCCCATTTTGTCTAGCCCAAGCTTTTTGGACCTGGCCCGAGGAAACTCCATAGTCTCTTCCAATAGAAGCCCAAGACGGTCCAGTTAGTCCACTCGACCCTGATACCTGAGTTCTTCTTCTAAATATTTCAATCTCTTGTTTTTTTGTAAGACCCTTAATTGGAGTCTCTATCTCTTCTAACCTTCTACTAAGACTTCTTTCGGTACTATTTAAATCGTTTTCTAGACGCATCTTTACATCTTCAAGAGGTTTTCTTTTTTTGTCTAACTCTATTTCTTTTTTATCTAGTAAAGCTTTTGGTATATTTTCGCTGTTAGATCCTGGTACAAAATCTTCCCTAGCTTGAACTATGTGTTGTATCTCATGAAGAAGAACAGAGCGGAAAGCTTCTGTAGTTTTTGTATTTGCCAAGTTAATACTTACTAATCCAAGCTCCTTTGTTGCTGAGCCGCTTTCTCTGCCAGTGGGGTCGTTATAAAATTCAACATTTAGATTTTTTAATGTTGGGTACCTTTTAAATAACTCTTTATGCTCAAAAAATTCCCCTAACTTTGTACGTGTACCCTCAGTGTATTTACTTGTAACTTCTTTAAATTCATCTAGAGTTACCTGAAGCCTACCTAATTCTTTATTTTGCTTGAAAATATCTTCGAAAGACTTAACTGTAGATTTAGAATCGTCTATGTAGAATCTCCACTGACCATCATTAGGATCTACGTACCAGTTAGTCTTTTCCCAGATTTTTTTATTGGTGTTAAAATCTATTGCACCTTCTTTAAGAGTATCCGAATCTATTTTTGAGGACTGCTTTAAAAGTTTCTGAGCTTTCTTAAATCCCCCGCCAGTGCCAGCGTCTTTCATTCCTACGCCGCCAAACATCCTCATTGTATTAGAGGAATCCCCATCGGGAACCTTAGCTACAGTAGATGCAGCACCTGTACCCCCAGCTAAACTAAAGACGTCACCAAAGGTAACTTCTCCCAGACCCCTTTTACCCGATAAAAGATCCCCAGGGATACTTACCGTCTCCCAAGCATCCCCTAAGGACTGTTTAAGGAAATCAACAGTTTGCTCTCTGGAGGGTGCTGTAGGATTTTCTAAATAGTTTTTGACTACAGGTACTATATCCTGTTCAATTTTTTCTCTGCCTGTGCGTTGGTCAGGGTCAGGCTTAACAAAGTAAGTACCCCCAAGCACAGTTCTAAATTCTTTATTGCCAGCTTCATCGACAACACCAGTCCACCTATCTGACTCACTTGAATCCATAGGTCGGTTAAAGAATGGCACATTAGCAATAGACATTGCAGAAGTCTGTTCTTCTTCAGGCACTTCTACAGGATTTGCATCTGCAAACTTCTTGCCCTCTGCAGTCCAGCCCAGTGCTTCTTCAGTTTGTGTGGATACATCACCACCTTCATTAAACTTTAAAGTTTCACTTCTTTCCTTAGCAGCTTTAACGGCGTCAGTCTTACTCTTATGGGCACTTGTAGGTTCTATAACTTCTGCATCAAGCATCATACGGAGTATGTCTTCATCATAAGCATATCCCTTATGAATAGTAGGTACATTAATCCACTGACCTTTGTATTTAAAGGTAGTAGATTTTTCAGAGACCATCTCACCACTAGGTGTTTCATACACCTCACGGCCAGCTTGAGTTGTTTTACCTGTAGACTTACCCACTTCAGCCATTAACTTTATCCCGTAAGTATTTAAATTTATTTAAACAGGCTGCTTGGCCTTGCAAACGAAACAAATCCTCAGCCCTAGTAGCTTGCTCCATAGATTTATGTACGTCATTAAGACGGTTTTCTAGCTCTGCAAGAAAAGATTCCCACAGAGCTTTATCATTTACCAAGGGTTTAAGGTTATTCATTATTATCCTGGGCTTTGATTAGTATTAGCTGAGAAGCCCTGTTCTCCTGGCTGAGGGGCTGTACCGATACCTATGTTACCACCCCCTCCACCTGCAGTGTCAGTCACTCCTGGTGGGCCTCCAGCGCCCTCAGGGGCTTGTCCTGCTGGTGGTGCTGGTGGTGGGTTAGCTTCTCTAAACTTTTTAAGGATCTCCGCTTGGACAGCTGCATCACCCATAGAGTTTACTAGCTTATCAGGATCAAGATCCATTGACTTAGCAATCTCACGAATAATATAGTCCATCTTAGCAAAAGGAGCTAGTACAGGATTCTGTACAACTTGAAGGAACTGCATCAGTCTTTGGCTACGTACTTCGTTAGCCATCAAGCTTTCTGTACCACGAGCCTTTACATCAAGGTCACCCTTAATCTCTGGGTCGTAGTCAAACTGCATGTTGAAGTGAAAGAATGCTTTTGCAAGTGGGCCTAGTAAGTAATCATCTACGTTCTTAATGACGTTTCTGATACTACCGTTGGCTGCAGACATAAGCATAGAGATGCCTGAAGCTGTACGTCCTACACCAGATACACCTGTCTGCCCGTGAGCAAACGAAGGGAAGCCAGTAGATTCATCGGCAAGCACACGGGCCTTATCAAACATCTGCATGTTCTCGTTAGACACGTTAGGGAACTTAGTACCGAAGATAGCTTGGCCAGGAGCACCACCTTGACGACGAAAGACTTTTCCAGGATATACACTAAGGTCTTGTCCAGGAACTAGGTTAGTCTCATCTACTTCAATTAGCATATTGCCTGACAGTGCAGCATTATCAACGGCCATTCTCATAAAGCCGTTCATCAATGTCTGAGTGTCATCCATGTTCTCTGCAAGACCTACGCCAAACATTGAATAGGGATTTACTTCGTAAGGTACTGAGTAGTAAGGAATAATAGATGGAGTAAACGGATTCATTACAAGACGTAGTACTTGTCCATTACAAACCCAGATATTTACAGAGACCTGATCCATATCTTTTAGTTCTTTTGGGATGTCTACATCATGCCCTTCGAGCACTTCTGTATCCACATTACCCCAGAACTCTAGGACTTCAAAACGCTCAGCATTAGATTCTTGGGAGTCATCTTCCATGACCTGTTCCCACCACTCTTTAGTGTAGGACTCACCCATATTAATAGCTGTGTCAATTGAGTTTTTACGGAAGAAAGGTCTGTTCTTGAGACTGCGTAGCTGTGTGCGAGACATCTTGTGACGCTCAACAACATACTCAGCTTCATCCATATTAGCTGCATCTGGATCAGGGTAGAAGTTCCAGACAGATACAGAAGATGTCTGTGGGACTGTTTTATAAATTGGTTCGTATTCACCCTCTTCAGACCAGTTAGGGTATTCTTTATCTACAGCAAACGGGCCTTTCATAACCCCTGTGCCAAACAGTGCGCATTCAAAAGCTGCTACACGTAACTGCTTGTTCGCATTAGATTCTTCTAGCTGATCATGGATTTTCTTTTCCATTTTCTTAGCAGAGATCATAGCTGGGTGTATAGTAACTTCTGTAGCTGTACCACCAGTACCTTCTTTCAGCTCTGCAATAACTGGAGAAAGTTTTTTCTCTAGTCCTGCAAGTCTTTCACGAAGGTCTGTAGATGTTTCTCCTGGAAGAAGTTTCATATCTTCTGGTGAAAAATCTGACTTAGCTTTTTGCATGTCAGTATTAGTTTCAAAGTTTACTGACTCTGCAACACCCTCTGGTAAGGTAGTGGGGTCAATAGAAATAGGAAACTTATTATTGCCAAATAGAACTTCTACAATCTGACCATATGCAGCTAGTACTTTTGTCTTAGTTACTTTTACAAAGACTTGTGACTTCTCAGTAGAAGTAAACTGTACATCAGATCCATATAGTCCACGGTAGTTACGGTAGGCTTTAACCCACCGTTGTTCCTCAGTTTCTCTCGAAGTAGACGCTTTTGAGTATCTCTCAGTAACTAAAGAGATAATGCTCCCTACTACTGGATCAGAGTACCCACCTTCATCCATGTCCTCGACAGCCCTAGATTCAACAGAGTCCATAGCCATTTCATTTTCAAAGATTTCGTCTTCTTCCATATTACTTCCTAATAGCCAAAGGTGGGGTCGCTTACTTGAAACCCTGTATTCGAAGCTGGGTTATAATCAAATAAACTACTTCTTGGTCTTGTCATTACACCATAACGCAGTGCATCATAAAGGTGATCTTCTGAGTGAGTATCTACATCTTCGGGATTGTTCTTATCCAGTGGGATAGCAGGTAACTGTGAGATTAAGTTCTTACAAGTATTGAAGATAACCATACGTGGTTGTTCTGTAAACTCATCTACCTGCAGTCGTCTGTGTATTTCGTTTTTACCTGAGACACGAGAACCTTTAGATCTATCTGCAGGTCTCCATCGGCAACCCTTAACAATCATTTGTTCTGCTAAGGAAGGCCCAGTGTCTCCACGCTTATGCCATAGAGAACTATCAAGTACACCATAACGTATTTTCTCTTCGGACTCAACATCTAATATCATATCTGCAAGATCTGTAGCTAAGACTTTCTTAACGTACATCTCACGATAGATAATCAGTTGCTCATCAGGAGCCACTGCAATCCAAACAATTCCACTGTAAGATCCATAACCATAGTCAGCTGCTCTAAACTTTGCCCAGCTGTGAGGAATATCAAATGGTTCTACAACGTGTAGCTTACGGTTAAACTCAGGAAAAGCTGCTCCCTCGTTAATGTCCCAATCCCCTTCCAACAATTGTTTTCGCTGGTGCTCAGGCAAAGAGAGTAGGTTGGCTTCGTACATCCCATCATCAGAAAGATAGGGATTATCAAAAAGAGTCGCAGGAATAAACCTTCTCTTAAATAGAGGTTGTCCCTCTCTTGTATGACCCTTAGGCCAAGTAATAGTTTCTCCAGTTTCTACATCAGTAGCCCAGAAAGCTTTTCTAGGTGTCTCTGGGTCAATAAAAGTCTTCTTAACCCACTGATGTCCTGGACCTCCAGGGTTAGTAGTAGCTCTCATGTAGAGAGGTAGCCCACTAGCTGAAGTAGTACGTAAGCGTGAACGCATATAGTTCCACGGGTAAGGTGAAGACCACTGAGTAAGCTCGTCAAAGCCAATCCAGTTAAAGGCCTGTCCTTGGTATCTCATGACATCATCGTCACGGTCAAGGTAAGACATCCACAGAGTCGCACCGCTAGGTGCTACCCAAGTCTTATCTCGTTCCATAAACTTAATCCCTGGGATAGCCCGTGGGTAAAGTTGTTTGGATACCGAGATAAGCTCTCTGAGTTCCTCAGTACTACGACGAACTAGGAGCATCTGGGCGTTAGGATTGTTCAAGTACCTCACTGGGTCAGCAATCATTGCGTATGATTTACCGCCTCCAGCTGAGCCACCGTATAGAACTTCCTGCTCTGTAGACGCTAGAAATTCTGTCTGTGGCCCTGGATTGGGTTCAAAGAGAATCTCCCGCTGTGCTGCAACTACATCTATAGGCGCAGGCTTAACCTGTGCTGGAACTTTCTTCGACGGGGCGTCTTCTACCAAGTCGATTGCTTTCGAGCTTTTCCGCTTTTTCTGCTGCCTCTTTGTACCTTTCGGCGTAGAAGCGTTGGATTGAAGCTGCTGCCTTACGTTTTTGCTCAATCTTAACCCTCTTAAACAAACCTACATGAGATATATATCTACCAGAAGTTTCACTTAACCATGCAGATACCTCACGATAACTGTACTGATTTAAGTGTTTCTTAGCTTGCTCAAAAAGCTCTAGCTCTTCTGGGATTGGTAATAGTATATCAGGGTCAGTGGGGTCTTGTCTATACCCAAAAGGAAGAAATCTCCCCACCCTAACTAACGGTACCCACTCCCACTCACCACCGATCTTTTCCGGTTTAGGTAGTTTCCAAGTTTTAGTTTTCATTTTCTTTTGGAGGCAATATAAACAAAGGACTTTCAGTCTTCACTTCAATTTTGTCAGTCTTAACAAAACCTGCACGATCCATAAAGTCTTTTGCAGCTGCCATCTTCTCTTTGTTGCCCAAATCTGTGGGTGATCTCATTACTTGCATCATAGCCCAAGCTGCCGCTGGACCACGAGTTGCGATAAAGTCTTTAGTTCTTTCAGCTACTTCGCCTTTTAATACAGACATAATAGTAGTAGAGGACGTACCTTCGGCATACCCTGCAAGCTTAAGAGCTTTAACAGGGTTGCCTTCGGCTTCTTCAAACAATGCATCCAAGAATGCTTGTTGTTTCTCAGTGAGGTTTCGGCCCATATATTTTCTGCCTTATTTCAGTGCGTGTAACACCTATATCATGCAAGTCTTTTGCTGACATATTGTTTAGTACCCAGTAGTCTGCTCTGCGTTGCATACGTTTTACATGACGGTCCCATGCACGGTTAGCAAAAGCTTTAATATGTTTAATCATTCTTCTATCCTAATTTAAGTAAACCCTTACTTGGGTTAGGATAGTTTTACATAAACAGTTATAACATACCAATGCTAATAATGCAACCCCGTCATTACCCTACTGGGATAAAGGTCTCTGTTACAGTAATAATAGTATCAATGTGACCAGAGTTAGCGGGAGTCACCTGTATCTTATCTCCAGATTGGAGAACTAGATCTATATTACTATGAGTAACTGACGTATCGTGTGCAATGCTTTTGTTATTTAGGAACTTAGAGGTGTAGGTATCAGCAGCTACATACCAATTTACATCGACCGTGTTGGTTCCACTAGCTGCACCATTGACTATATGAATAAAAGTAACCTCTGCTATACAGTTAGCAGGGCAAGTATACACGTTTTCAGTAGCTGTACCTGTGTTGTGTCCATATACTGAACGTATACGTGAGGGCTTGCCTTGATTGTTTAGTGACATTACTTTTAGCCTTTATCCAGAGTAGAGTTATCTTTTACGTCTAGCTTTTGCATTGTCAGTTTTGTCTAGGATATTAGCTTTATCCATTTGCTTTTTAGCTTTCTTATTAAACTCTGCTTGAGACAGACCAGAAGGAAGGCCAAAAGCAAGTCTCTTAATGGCGTTGTTATTAACAATACTTAGGTACTCTTTAAAGGTAACTCCATTAAACTTTGGTGTGCCAGTAGAAGGGGGCACTTGTCCTCTGCTAGCTTTATTTTTATCTAAAGCTCTGGTAGCCATCTCGATGACACCATCACCTCTTCCACCCTTAGTGTTAGAGAGTTTGGTCGTTGTCACTCTTGGAGCAGTGATGCCTGTTGTAACGTCAGACTTAGGTTTAAGCTTAGGACGAAGTGATGTCTTAACACCCCCACTCTTTTTAGCTGGGGCTGACAGATCTGAAGCAGTAGCAGCGATCATTGTCTTACCATCTTTATTTGTGTAATAAAGACTACCAGCCTTTTTAGCTGCAGAAATACTCTTGTACTTACCTGCGCCTTTTTTAGCTTCTGAGGTTGAAAGACCCTTAGCTTTTTGGTTAGAGTTAATCCACTCTTTTAGTGACATCTTAGCCATTACTTATTTTCCTTTTTGAGTAGGCTTCATAGAAGCCCCACAGTTTGCTTTAACTACACCACCGTGGGCATACCCAGTCTTCTTTGTCATACCACCCTTCATGTAACCAGACTTATGGTCTGAGTCTTTCATCATGCTACCGTCTGGCATCTTGTGCATACCTTTTTTCATAGTTAGTCCGCCTTCTGAAGCTCTAAATTTTGCAGTCTTCTCTGCAATTTTCTTTGGTTGTTTAACAAATTGTTTACCTGCTGCTGAGCCTTTACGCTTAGCTGCGGTTGTAGCTGCATACTCAGACGACGACAAAGCTTCCCTAGCCTTCTTAGGTAGGTACCTCTCACCAGTCTTTGCGCTGGGCTTACCTGACTTGGTACCCCATTTTTCTTTCGTCCAGTCCTTAAGCGATTTTTGAGAAGCCTTCATTATTTGTAGCCTCCACCTTTTGCTTTGTACTGCTTAGCAACCATCTGGGCTTTTCTCGCAGACCATTGTCCAGGCTTACCACCTTTGGAACCTGCCTTGGCTTGTGCCACAATCTTCTTACGCATGCCAGGTTTTGTGTAGTTATTAGCTGCATTAACTGTTGTCTTCTTAGGTGTGGTCATTATGCGGATTCCCCTATCTTTAGACAACTATCTTTAGCAAAGATACCCTGAGAAAGTAAGTAACTAGCCATTTTATATGAATCATCCTTACAGGCAGACTCACTATAGAATACTCTATCCTGATTGGCGAGAACGTGGCACGAGGTAGCTAGTGAAGTACTACAGGCTACTACGATAGCTACCCACATTACCACTTTACCTTATCTGCCCAGTAAGCTGCGGACATCTTACCTTTTTTAATATTCTTACCGTGACGGGCTTTAAAGCTAGCACGTTTCTTTTTCATTTTGTCAGACTCACCAGACTTAGGTTTACCTGCAGTAGACGCACCCTGTTCCCCAAAGCGGATCATCTTAATAGTACTATCTTCTTTAGCCAGCACTACATGAGATTTCTTAGGGTGGTCAGGTGTACGCTTAGGTTTGTTGTAACCTGAAAATTTTTCACCTCTATAGTCTACTGACATGGTGTATCCTTACATCAATTCAAAGTGAGGACCATCAATAAAGGGTCTTCTACCTTGACTGCGGCGTAGGTCAATGTATGTCATCATAGCTTCTTCTGCTGTACCTGGATAAGTAGAGATATCACCTTCTGACCAAGCTGCACCCCACTTGACTGCAACACCAAGCTCTTCAGCAGCTTCTTTCATTGCATCACAAAGGTCATCGTAGACATTCAACTCCCAGCAACCCTTACCATCCACATAGGCCATGAGGTCTACTGCACGGCCCTCTAGGTGCTTACTCTTCATGGTCTGTGACCTACCAGCAGCAAACAACTTCTCTTGCTCCTCTAAGGTACGCATACCGAATGTAACACCGAAGTCGATCTTAGTGAGTTCAATAGCTCTCTTAACTACAGCAACTAGATTCTCATCTACGCCTTCGAGTTTACCTAGGCTACGGTTAGATAGTTTAAATGCCATTATTATTTCTTTCCTGTGAAGAATTTAGATACTGATCTCATACCGATGCTGGCACTTACAATACCACCAAGGGAGTACTGATACCATGTCGGCATTGTCTCAAGTGCTGTGAACCCAGCTTGGACTATAGCATTACCCCAGTCAC